TGACGCGCTCGTTGAAAGCCAGTGGAGAAAGTAGATGGAATATTTAATCCAAATGCTCGGAGCCAAGCTTTGTTGCATCATAAGCTCCTCGGTTGGGGGTAGTGTGAATGTGCTCGTCAAAAAGCGATTTAGCTGGATGGGGCTTAAAGATGTGGGGATTGCGATTATTGTTGGTATTATAGCAGCGGAGTGGTTTATTCCGCCGATCATGAAGCATTTCACCCTTGATATGACCTGGGGTCCGGCGATGGCCTTTATCATAGGGTATTGCGGCATACGCCTGCTGCCAGCCATAGAAAACCGTTTGAAGAAGGTCATAAAAGATGGCTGAAGTTGAGTACAAAGGAATAAAAGTAGGCGGAAGTAAGTTACTTTTTATTTTGCCGTTGCTTGGAACTTTGGGCGGTGGTCTTTGGGCTGGCTTTGAGTTTTACAAAGACTATACGAACATGAAGGTGAAGATTTTAAAATATACCGCGCCTGATCTATCCGGTTTTGATAAAAAGCTGGCTGTGATGAACAAAGCCATGACCGTAATTCAGAAAGAAATGAAGTCTGTTCGCACACGAGTAGGAGAAGTTCAGACTGTTGTCAGAGATATAAGGCAAGATACAAGAGCGGATGCCGGGAAATTGTACGCTGGAATATCCGCTGTGGACCGTCGATCAAGATCCTTGGACGCTGAAACGCGAGGCGTTGTGCGTCAAGCGGAAAAAACCTTGCGTAATGTTACAGAATCTGCCGCGACTCGATTGGATGCAAAGATAAATTCTGCGAACACACGTTTTGACGCAAAGGTAAGTCAGGTTGACGCTAAACTGGATGCTTTGGAAAAAAGGCTAAACAAAACAATTAAAAGAGCTTTGGATAATCCGATATTAAGGAAATAATATGACTGATGCTGTTGATAACATCCCGGATAAACAAGCCTATCAGGTTAATCGCCGCCTAATGTGTTGGGCCGCGCTGGCTTTGATGGCAGTTACAGTAGCCTGCGTTCTGGTTAATCCCGAATCGTATAAAAATGCCCCTGTAGGGCCTATTTTTTATGGATTATCGGGGCTTGTCGCAGTTTATTTTGGTGCGACATCTTTCACACAGGCTAAACGATGATAAGTCTACTTGGGACACTCCTTGGCTTTGGAACATCTATAGTTCCTGAAGTTTTAGGTTATTTTAAACAAAACCAAGCTAATAAGCAGGAGTTGCTTATGCTTGAGGCAAAAGCCAAGTATGCTGATAAGCTTAGTGAACTTAAAATACAGGAACTTGATGCCCAAGCAGAGATTGAAGAGACGAAAGGACTTTATGCCCATGATTCTGGGATTGACGCTGGAGGATTTGTCAACGGTTTGCGGGGCTCTGTGCGCCCTGTCATTACTTACGCCTTCTTTATCTTATTTTGTACCATCAAGGGGGTCACGCTATACGCTATGGTGACCACTTCTGGCATGGATCTGACCGCTGGAATGCTATCTATTTGGGATGAAGAGACACAAGCCATATTTTCTGCTATTATAGCTTTTTGGTTTGGTAATCGCGCAATGTCAAAAGCAAGGGCACATATAGCTAAAAGGAATTAATCATGTCTGAGATAACAGTATATGTCATCGTCGTTTTGATGCTTATGCTGAATCCCGTAGACAGAAAAGGCCCGGATTCCCTTGAAGTTCTTAGCGCACACGGTAAACCCCTTCATTTTAAAACCTTAGAAAAATGCTACTCATATGTCAGTGAACACGGGGTTGGGTTAGCTTATTACGCCATGGAGAGTTTTAGACCAAAGCCGACTTTGGTTAAAGGGATTGTGTGTATGGAAAAAGAAATAATCGGTGTTTAAAGGTGTATTAATGGACGGTATTTTTTTAGCGGAACATCTTATTAAAATAATACGAGAGCGGAGAGAACGAATTTCAGAGATGATGACAGGTGGAACAGTAAAAGACATTGAAGAATACAGACAATTGGTTGGCAACGTCGAATCTTTAGATTATATAGGACAAGAGTTAAGAGAAATCTTAGAAAAGGCGGATTAATGACTAATAAGTCTGAGCTTGTGAAAGACATGGAAGACAATCTTGTTTCTATAAAACAAGCATACGTAAAACCTGAAGAAAAAGTTCTGGATCCCAGTAAGCTAGACACCGATTCTCTCTCAAGAATGCCTGAACCAACGGGTTGGCGTGTTCTTATTCTTCCTTATCGTGGTAAAGGCAGGACAGAAGGAGGTGTATTGCTTCCAGACGCTGTTGTGGACCGTGAGTCTGTAGCTACGGTTTGCGGATATGTTTTAAAGGTAGGTTCGCTTGCTTATAAAGATAAGAAAAAGTTTCCCAGTGGTGCTTGGTGCGAGGAAAAAGACTGGGTTATTTTCGGGCGTTATGCGGGAGCCCGATTTAGAATAGACGGAGGAGAAGTCCGCATATTAAATGATGATGAGATCATTGCGGTTATACAGGATCCCGAAGACATCCTGCATTTTTAACATGGAGAGAATCCCATGCCGGAACAAGAAGAATTAGTTGTTGATCTACCTTCAGAAGGTCCACCAGTTTCCGTAGACGTTGAACCTAGTTTAGAGGCAACAGAAACAGAGAATCCCGAAGTTCAAGTTGAGACAGAACACGAGGATTATAGTAAAAAAGTCAAAAAACGCATTGACAGGCTTACTAAAAAAGCCCGCGAAGCTGAACGCCAGCAAGATGCTGCTTTACAGTTCGCAAGAAACGTTCAGGCAGAGAACCAAGAACTTAAAAATAGAGTTCAAAGCTTAGACCACGGCTATGTTGCAGAATATGGAGATCGTATAGCAACGCAGTCAGAAGCGTTACAACGCGACATGGAAAATGCGATAGCAACCAGCGACACTGCGGCCCAGGTTGATCTTAATAAGAAAATGGCTCAATTAGCTATAGAAGAAGAGCGTGTTAAGGCAGCAAAACTACAGCAAGCACAGGCCTATCAGCAAGTTCAAGCTCAAGCACAGCAACCAATGCCACAGCCAATGCCACAGCAGGCTCCAGCTAGGCCGGATCCAAAAGCCGAAGACTGGGCCTCAAAAAACAATTGGTTCGGAGAAGACGAGGCTATGACCTTTGCGGCATTTGGTATTCACAAGACTTTGGTAGAAGAAGAAAACTTTGACACAGAGACTCCGGAGTACTACCATGAAATTGACAAAAGAATGCGGGAAGCGTTTCCACATAAGTTTAATGGAGAATCGTCTGTTCCCGTCTCAGAAAGCCGTCGCCCCCAACAGGCCGTAGCTTCTGCAACTCGTTCCAGTGGTTCTGGGCGCAAAACAGTAAGACTGTCTCCTAGTGAAGTAGCAATAGCTCAAAAACTAGGGGTTCCTCTTGATGAGTACGCGAAATACAAACGCTAGGAGAAGATAATGACTGAAGAAACAATTGATCGCACTCCTCGCGCTTCCAAGACAAGGGCAAATAGAGGCGCTCGTAAGCCTTGGAGCCCACCGTCCCTTTTGGACGCGCCCCCTGCACCGGAGGGCTTTGCACATAGATGGATTCGCTCTGAAGTTAGAGGATTCGATGACCGAAAAAACATTTCTGCCCGAATGAGAGAGGGTTGGGAGTTGGTTCGGAAAGAAGAATTCCCTGATTTTGAGGCTCCTACTATAGATGGCGGAAAGTACGAAGGTGTTTTTGGTGTTGGAGGGTTGTTGCTGGCTCGTATACCAGTAGAAATCGTTGAAGAACGCAAAGACTATTTCGATCAGATGAATTCTGACGCTATGCAAGCGGTTGACAACGATCTATTCAAAGAGAACCAGCATCATTCGATGGCAATTCAGAAACCTGAACGCCAGTCGCGTGTGACATTCGGAGGTCCTAAATCTTAGGGCTTATTGTTTTAACCCTTTTGCTTTGAGGAGCAATAAATTATGGCTAATACCAATGGAAAGTTTGGTCTGCGCCCACTAAGTAAGCAAGGTGGTGCGGCCAATTCCACAGGTATGTCCAACTACTCGATGTATGAGATTGCGAACGGCAACACAAACAAGCTTTATCACGGAGAACCCGTGATTCCGCTTTCCACTGGTTATATCGACGCCCCTGGCGCGGCTGCTGGTGGGACGGTAGGCTTTTTGGGTGTCTTTCAAGGTTGTGAGTACGTTTCGAGTACCACTGGAAAACCTACGTGGAGCAACACATGGCCCGGTTCTGGGGCTGATAGTAACCATCCAGTCAAGGCATATGTAAACGATGATCCTATGCAGTTATATGTAATTGCAACGGATGCTTCGTGGACTAGCAAAGCTACGGCTCGTGCCGCTGTTTTTGCTAATGCCAATGGCTCGACTCTAATCACTGGCGACGATACGAACGGTTTGTCTTATGGCCGTTTAGCAATCAGCACGATTGCTACTACTGCTGCCCTACAATTTAGAATTATGGGTTGGGTAGAAGACGCGGGAAATGAGGACTTTTCCGCCGCTGGGATTGGTGCAATTGTCAGGTTGAACAACCACTTCAATAGCAACAACGGTGCTATTGCTGCTGGTACACCTTCAACCACTGGCGTATAGGAGGGTTTAGAAATGGCTATAAGTAGAGCACAACTTGTAAAAGAGTTGGAACCCGGCCTGAACGCATTGTTCGGTTTGGAGTATGACCAGTATGACCGTGAGCATGAAGAGATATTCTCTATGGAGAGTTCTGATCGTGCTTTTGAAGAAGAGGTGATGCTTTCCGGTTTCGGGACGGCACCTACCAAATCTGAAGGTACAGCAGTATCGTTTGACGATGCTCAAGAAGTGTACACGGCTCGTTACACGATGGAGACAATTGCCTTGGCATTCTCTATCACGGAAGAGGCTATTGAGGACAACCTTTATGATCGACTCGCAAGTCGTTACACGAAGGCCCTTGCCCGTAGTATGAGTCAGACAAAGCAGGTTAAGGCAGCTTCTGTTCTTAACAATGCTTTTTCTAGCACATACACAGGAGGAGATTCTAAGGAGCTTTGTGCTACTGACCATCCCCTCGCAAACGGCAGTACTTTCCGTAACGAGCTTTCAACAGCAGCGGATCTTAATGAGACCAGCCTAGAGCAGGCTCTTATTGATATCGCTGGTTTTGTTGATGAGCGCGGTCTAAAGGTAGCGGTACGGGGTACGAAAATGATTGTTCCAAAAGAACTTCAATTCACCTCGGATCGTCTCCTTGAATCAACGCTTCGTCCGGGTTCGGCAGATAACGACGTTAACGCAGTCAAGAACATGGGAATGATTCCTGAAGGCTACGCCGTTAACCACTTCCTGACGGACACTGATGCGTGGTTCATTATGACGGATGCACCAAACGGCTTGAAAGGTTTCAACCGGACAGCGGTTAGGACATCTATGGAAGGCGACTTCGACACTGGAAATGTTCGGTATAAGGCACGCGAACGCTATGCGTTTGGCTGGTCTGATCCTCGCGGCATTTTCGGCTCTCCTGGAGCGTAGTAAAGCGTAACGGGGGAGGGGAAACCCTCCCCCACTTAATCTGGGATTAATAGCTCTAGCGACTGCCCCAGCAGACTCTTACAAGACGCTAGAACGAAACCTTTGTAAGGAGGAAGGCCAAAATGGCTAATACAACCTTTAATGGTCCAGTCAGATCTGAAAACGGTTTTGAACAAATTTCTGTTACCGCAGGAACTGGAGCCGTTACCACTAATTTAGACATAGATACCAGCGGTAATTTAGTTACTACTGGTTATGTGTCATCCTATGACAACGTTGTTTCAATAGAAGACGCAACTTATTCGGTTGAATCAACCCAATCCGGTGCAGTTTTTACCCTTAATCGCGCAGCAGGTATTGTTGTTACGCTACCAACGGCGGCAGCGGGACTTCACTACACCTTTATTGTAGGCACAACCTTTACTGGTGCAGGGCAGATTAATACGGACAATGCCAGTGATCTTTATTCTGGTTTTGCTCAAATATTCGATCCTGCAACCGCTGGTGACACTAACACTTTTATACCTGATGCAAGTGATGACGATACCATTGACCTTGGTACGGCGGCACAGGGCTGGCTCGTTGGCGGAATTATCCGTTTGAAAGCAACCACGGCTGCTGTATGGCATTGTGAAGCATTTCTCCATGGTGACGGTACACTAGCCACACCATTTGAATAAGTGGAGGAGTGAACTATGGCTGATGCTGTAACAGCTACCACAGTAATAGATGGCCCAAAATCTGCGGTTATTTATTGCACTAACACGAGTGATGGAACTGGTGAGTCTGCCGTTACAAAGGTGGATGTTTCAGCTTTGTCTTCTCTTCAAGACGGGACGGCTTGCACAGGAGTTCGTATACAGAAGATTGTGTTCACTAACGTTGGTATGGGCGTCAAAATTCTTTGGGACGCCTCTACCGACGTTATTGCAGCGCAACTTCCTGCGGATTATTCTGACACGTTAGATTACTCTGATATAAGCGGTCTCCCGAATGTTGCGGCCTCTGGCGGCAATACAGGGGACGTACAATTCACAACTGTTGGGCATAGTAGTGGAGATACTTACTCCATTGTTATTTATTGCTTAAAACAGTACTCGTAGGATTTAAATCATGTCAGATGATCTAAGCCGCAAAAACGAGCTAGACATCTTGGAGTTGCGCGGAGAGATAAAGCTGCTGGGCCAAAAAATGGATACCATTAAAAATAATGATTTGCATCATTTACAGAAGTCAATTGATGGTATCCAAAGGGTTTTATGGGCTGTTGGGTTGTTGGTTTTGGGTCACTTAGGAGTTGCAATAAAAGCCGCTCTCTGGGGCTAGTATGAAAGGTTTTAGATGTTATGGCTGTTTCTGGATCTAAGGACTTTGAACCTAATGTAGCAGAATATATTGAAGAAGCTTTTGAGCGTTGTGGTGTTGAGCTTAGAACAGGATACGATGCGAAAACGGCTCGTAGATCTTTGAACCTTCTTTTTGCTGATTGGGCGAATAGAGGTTTAAATCGTTGGACCATGAAGCAATTCACCCAAACGGTTGCAAAAGATATTGCAGAATACCCTGTAGGCACCATTACATTAAATGTAAGTGCAAGTGGTAGCTTTTCTATTGCTGAAACTATAACGGGAGGCAGTAGTTCTGCTACGGCGTCTATTATCACCAAACCTTCTTCTACTTCTATGACGATAACAGTGCCTTCAGGTACTTTTACTTCTGGCGAAACCATAACTGGTGGAACGAGTGCGGCCACTACAACTACTACCTCAACCGCTTCTCTAACAGATACTCAGGCTACTATTGACATTCTCTCCGGCGTCGTTCGGCGTGATGACTCTGATATATCAATAACTAGAATTAGCCGCGACGATTACTTGAGTATAGCTACTAAGTCCACCACAGGGCGTCCAACGCAGTTTTATGTAGATAGGCAAATAACACCTGTTGTAAAAATATGGCCTACTCCAGAAAACAGCACGGACCAGTTTATATATGACAGACTGGTTCGGATAGATGATGCGGATACTTCGGTTAATAATGTGGAAGTGCCGTTTAGGTTTTACCCTTGTTTAGCAGCGGGCCTAGCATATTACATTTCATTAAAAAGAGCGCCGGATAGAATACAGATTCTGAAAACGCTTTATGAAGAAGAGTTTATTCGAGCCGCTGAAGAAGACAGAGACAAGGCCGATATAACGCTTGTACCTGCCTATAGCTTTATAAGTGCGACTTCATAATGGCTAGGTACGCTTCAAATAAATACGCTCTTGGGGTTTCTGATAGGTCAGGTGCCACCTATAAACTAAGGGATATGCGTAAAGAATGGACGGGAATGCTAGTCGGCAAAGATGAATGGGAATCAAAGCAGCCTCAATTAGAGGTTATAGCTACTTCAGCAGACCCTCAAGCTCTTAGGGACCCGCGCCCGGATAGAACGGAGCCTGCCGTAGAAGTTCTTCTTCCATTTAATGCTTTTAAGTCTAGCGACAGTGGGTCCGCTGTCATAACAGTTACAGAACCGGGTCACGGAAGAAGCACAGGGGATACTGTTCGGTTCCGTTCACTAGAAAACTTTGATGGTTTTACTTCTAGCGCAATAGAAGCTTCTGGTGGTTTTTCCATAACAAAAGTAGATGACGACAGTTACACCTTTACTTCTGGAAGCGGTACAGCAACAACAGGAAACCTTGCAGGGGGAGGCGGTTCTTCTTCCGCAGGTCCTGTAACGGTGAGTGCATAACATGGCTTTTACATTTACAACTTTGAAAACCGCTATTCAGGATTATACGGATAATGCTGAAAGCACTTTTGTTAGTCAGTTATCTCGTTTTATTATAAACGCTGAAGAACGGATTCTTAAAGAATGTCAACTAGAAGACTTTCGTAAAAACGTTACGGGTTCGGCTACACAGTCTTCCAAGTTTCTTACAAAACCAACTGATTTTTTGGCACCTTTTTCGTTAAGTGCTGTGAGTAGTTCTTCCAATGAATTTCTTGAATACAAGCACATTACTTTTTTACAAGACTATACGCCAAACCCTGCAACAACAGGGACGCCTAAATATTACGCCAGTTGGGATGAAGATAGTTTTGTTTTAGCACCAACGCCCGACGCTAATTACACAATGGAACTTCATTATTTTTATCGTCCTCAATCAATAACAGCTTCTTCTGATGGCACAAGTTGGTTAGGCACAAACGCTGAATTGTGTCTTTTGTATGGCAGTTTAGTAGAGGCTTATACGTTTATGAAAGGTGAGCAGGATTTGATGTCCCTTTATAACAATAGATTTATGGAATCTTTGCAGTGGCTTAAAAATCTAGGTGAGGGCGAACAAGTTCGTGATGAGTATAGATATGATAGTCTTAGAAAGGCCGTTCAGTGACGAAAGAGAAACATATAGCTATTGTGGGTCTTGGTAATACACAGGGAACCTTTACCTCTTCCGTTGCAAATGGGAAATACTTTGACGAGGTGTGGGTCATCAATTCTATGATGGTTCCGATAAAACATGATCGTGTTTTTATGATGGACCCTGCTTCACGTTTTCTCGACACGGAAAACGCAGGATTACAAACAGAAGCAATGCGTAAAGCTTTAAAGGACCATTCTGGTCCTATATACACATGTACGTTAGATAAGCGTGTACCTGGAGCCGTTTTGTATCCGCTTGAAGAAGTCGTAAAAGATACAGGGCTTTGTTACTTTAATAATACGGTTCCTTACGCCGTAGCTTTTGCGATTTATCACAAAGTTACCCATCTTTATCTTTACGGAATAGATTACTCGTATAAATCCAACGTTGTTATGGCGGAAGCTGGCCGAGCGTGTACTGAGTTTTGGCTCTCAGCGGCGGTTGCCCGTGGAATGAAAGTAGAGGTGGCACAAGATTCCACACTTTTAGACACAAATGTTCCAGAAGAAGAAAAGCTTTATGGTTATCACCGACTAAAGGACCCGCTTGTGATGTCCGTTAAGGACGGTGCTTTAACGGTAACTAAAAAGTCAGAGACAACTCCCCCGGAACCTGTAGATAAGCCCGTTTTGTATGGCAGGCATGATACGGTAGTTTCTTTAAAGGAGGCGGTAAATGTTTGATATAGATGTTTCTCTTTCTGTAGGCGAAGTAGATGTGATAACAACAAATAATAGAGGTCTTTCCGTTGAAGAAGCTGCTCAAAGGGCGGTAGATAAGATACTCTATGTGGCTAAAGACGCTCCAGA